ATTGTCAATAATGCTGCCGATGTTGGATATGTTAATGCATCCGGACAATTTGTGACAGTTAAGCTAAATGAAGGTCAACGTGATATTCTGTATCAAAACGGTATCAACCCAATTCGCGTAATGCCAACTGGTGGTATTGTTGTATTCGGTCAGAAGACACGTCAACCATACGAAAGTGCAACAAACCGTATCAACGTAGTTCGCCTAGAAAACTACTTGCGCTACCAGTTGAACAATCTAGCAATGCCATTCTTGTTTGAACCTAACGATTCAACAACACGTAAGGCAGTATTGGATGCGTTCAATCGTGCATTATCGGAACTTATCACACTTCGTGCTTTGTATGACTTCTTGGTTGTTTGCGACTTGAGCAATAACACACCAGCTCGTATTGATAGAAACGAACTATGGATTGATATTGCAATTCAGCCAGTCAAGGCAATTGAATTTATTTACATTCCTATTAGAATCAAGAACACAGGTGCAAGCCTAACTTCACTCTAAAATAGCGATATCCAGAATACCGGCCTAAGGCCGGTATTCTTTTGGCTGATAAATATACCATGTTACCCGAATCCGTATCTTTAAGAAAGTTTATTAAGGTATTACAATCTCAGGAGACTGTTCAGTGCTGCACGGCTTCTGCATCTTTAGTTGCTGCAGAAATGATTATGAACTCGGCTGGCCTGCAGATGCATTTCTCTAGACTGTATGTTTACTGGATGACCAGAAAACTTCAAAACAGATTAGGTAAACCTGGTGCCGAATTGCATCAGACATTAAATGCATTAAAGATACACGGTGCATCACCGGAAAATCTATGGCCATTCAGCACAATCAGAATAGATAGAGAACCACATCTACCGGCAATAGAAGCAGGTGTACATTACAGGATACAATCCTATAGACAGACTAATCCATCTGAGTATAAATCCTACCTAACACAAAATATCCCCGTTATTGTGGGAATGCATACTGGTAAAAGATTTTGGTCGCTAAAAGGTCCTCTCGAAGAACAGGTATATATGCCTGTAAATCTCACAGATAATCGCCAATCTAACGGCCATGCGATCACGATTGTGGGCTACGATGATAGATTAAGAGGTGGTTCGTGGATTATAGCCAACTCTTTAGGTCCGTGTTGGGGATTCCAGGGGTATGGGGCCATTCCTTACGAATGTAATCGAGACATCGGTGAATCATATGTTATTACGAAGTTTGCTGGAATAGAGGCTGGTAAAAATATTTCAGAGATTTGATAAATAGTATTAGCTTTTAAGCAGGAGATAAAGATGGCAAATTTAGCTAAATTCGGTATTCCACTAGATGGAAACAAGCTGGGTATTCTACACCCAAAGCAAAAGTATCGTTTTAGAGTTGTTTGGCAGAACTTTGGCGAAAACAACGGTTTGCGCGAAATGACTGCTAACGTGGTAACATGCACACGTCCAAAGATAACTTACAACGAAGTTCAACTTGACTCATACAACTCGGTTGCATGGATCCAGGGAAAACATACATTTGAACCAATTGAAATTACATTACGTGATGATATCACTAATTCCGTAGTTTCCTCTGTTGGTGCGCAAGTGCAGAAACAGATGAATCACTTCGAACAGACAAGTGCTGTAGCCGGTATTAACTATAAGTTCTCAATGGAGATTCATTCATTAGACGGAACTGATAATGATCAACTAGAATCATGGGCATTAGATGGTTGCTGGATTCAAGCAGCAGCATACGGTGATAATGATTATGCAAGTGGTGATCCAAATATTGTTACATTAACAGTTCGTTTCGATAATGCAACAAACGTATCTGGTCCGAATACAAACCAGGGAACAACAGTCGGTGGAAATCCATATCCAAATATCGCCAGCCCAACTGGTGGTACTACTTTCGCTTAATAGCGAAATTTTGGAGGTGGCTAGTGCCTAGCTTCTCAAGTCTATTCACATCACTGACGGGCGCGGGGTTCTATTATGAAAAGAACGCCCGCCACGCCACATATAATTTTAATCAGGATGCGCGGTCCCTATACAGGAATCAACCGCGTTTTCCTTTTGAGTATTATATTGATATCAAACTTAATAATGTAGGTTCTGCCTCACAATATATTTCACAATTTTTCAATACTCCGAATTGGGCATCCATTGCTCCGCTTGTCAAGACTATTGATATGCCGGCATTTAAGATTGAGACAACCCCACTTAATCAGTATAATAGAAAACGCCTAAGTCAAACTAAGATTGCCTATGAACCCGTAAAGGTTGTTTTCCACGACGTGGCCGATGGTAAGACATTAAAATTTTGGGATATGTATTATAGATACTATTTCAATGATGGAAATGAACCCGGTAAAAATATAGCGAAACAGAGTCAGACACAAAACGGGACAATGTCTGTTGAATCTTTCTTAAAGAATATAAAACCAGCATTCAATCCAAATATTACTGGATTACCTGCAAGTATCAAATCCTTATTTCAGAGTAAACTCCCGGGCGGAAGTAATTCTCCAACAGATACATTAGGTAGCAAACAAGATACCCAAAATATAGTATCCGATACTCTTAGTAATCATAATTTTGGTTTTAATTTACCAACAGTTGCAAATGTAAGAAATCTAATACAGACCATAGAAATTTATCAAGTCCACGGCGGCAGATTTAATCAGGTAACTTTAGTCAATCCACGTATTTCGGCATTCACACATGATGTATTGAATTATGCGGCCGGAGATAAAACACTTGAGCTAACTTTCACATTTGAATATGAATATGCGTATTACACAATTCAGAATATGAAATTAGCGGGTGGCGAAGTAAATAACAACTCAACCATTGAACAATTTAGCCATGGAGAATTCTTAGAATTACCGGCACTGGCATTTAATGCAACATTATTAGATTTCATCGAGTCTAATAATCCATTACTTGCATCTGATAATCCTATTATACAGAGGATTGGTAAGAATGTGCAATCAAGTCTCGGTGCTGTTACAGGTTCATTTGCTTCGAAAGCAGTGAGAACAGTTAGTGCAAGTGCATTAGATGGATTAGCTCATATTGCACCGACGCCATATCACCCAGCACCTAATCCAACAATATTGACAAGGCCTTTTGGTTCTACGGCTCTTCCAACAAGTTTAGCATATAAACCGGTGAATCTAATCGGAGGTAATCCAGGTGGCTAATTCTAATATACCAAGTCTTGGCAGATTTAGTTCCCAAATGCTCACAACATTGGGCACACAGAAAACAGTTAAGATACTAAACGGTATTCCAACAAATACATTCAAATATAATACAGGTTCAGTAACATTCCCGAGCGCTGGATCTTTCCTACAGGCAGATTTAGGTGGTGGAGTAGTTGGTAACTATTCCCCGGCAGCATATAACTCAACTAAGTCGTATTTTCTTTCTCGTGGAGTAGGTGCTTTATATGCAGATACCATGACTGGACTAGCAATAGACATGTCATCTCAGTTAGGAATAACACCACAGGCACTATTAGAACAGGCTGAATTCAATGGAAAACTTATATTTTCAGATAATGCGTATAGGTCGTTGAATAATCTTAGAGATCCCGGGAATCAGGTTGGTGTTGTTACAGCAGTTGATAACAGGTATAGTCTTCAGGCAACTCAGATAAGGTCTTAATATGAGACTTTTTGAGCTGATAAATTTTGAACCTAAAAATACCAAGCGAGATTATAAGACTCACGCCAACCGTATTTCCGATACAACAAAATCTAAATATCAGGGAAGTGGACACTTTGCTAAGGTGTCTCATCACGATACCCCTAAGCGGCAAAATCAGGTAAGAAAATCTGGCGTGGCGGGAATGATTGGTCTCGACCATCCACGACGTGTTACAGATCCAGCCGAAGACGGTTATCTATGTTATATAAAAATGGTTGTGGAATCTGGAAATAAGAATCCTTATTTTCCAAGAATTCATAATGTAAAAACCTTTCGTGCTCCCGATGGTACGATTTATTATGATGTCGATCTTGAAAAATTATATCCGTACGAAACCGAGGAAATATCCGGCAATGAGGATCTAATATCATCACTAAGAGACCGAATGTTTATCGATGATGAGAATACAAAAGATGATGGAATATCATCTCTTATATTAAATTCTGATTATGATGTTTCCCACATCAAGGATCCGAAATTAAAAGAAGCAATTATTAAAATCCAGGCGGTAGCCAAGGAAGGTGATCATAGTTGGGATCTCGGTCCATCTAATATGATGTGGCGTATCACCGGCAACATGCCACAACTTGTATTTACAGATCCAATAGCATGAGCAATTCATACGTTCAAGGTCAATATAAACCACTCCATCCAGAAAAGTATGTAGGGAAATATCCTATATATTTTCGTTCATCTTGGGAGTTTAAGGTTATGCAGATGTTTGATTCTAACCCGAATATCTCGTCTTGGGCCAGTGAATCCCTTAAAATACCGTATCAGAATCCTTTTACCGGTAAATATACCGTGTATGTGCCAGATTTCGTAGTAACTTATGTAGACGCTAAAGGTAATCAGAAGGCAGAGATTATTGAGGTAAAGCCAGCCAAGGAGACGTTCTTAGAACAAGCAAAATCTCAAAGGGCTAAGGCAGCAGTCGCATTGAATACTTTCAAATGGGCCGCCGCACAAGCATTTGCTAAACATCATAATATGACGTTTAGAGTAATGAACGAGGCTAATATTTTCAATAACCCAAAAGGAAAAGGTTAATGACGAAAAAGATGGAAGAGTTTTTCAATCTACCCACTATTGAACCAGAGGTAGAAGAAGAGCCACCTGCTAAAACCAAAGAACAAATAATGGTTGAGGCAAGAGAAATATATTCGGCATTAACAACTGCAGAAAAGATTGATTATGCGTTACCTACGGTTGTAGGCCTCGATATGCATGATAGCGAAATGGATGCTATTGCCTCCAAGGCAGTAAAAACATTTGAAGATCTTATAAGCCTTGGTGGTAATGTTCCCGATATTCATGCTGGTAAGATCTATGAGGTTGCAGGCCAGATGTTGAAAACGGCTCTTGAAGCAAAAAATGCTAAGGCCGAAAAGAAATTAAGAATGATCGAACTACAACTTAAGAAAGTTAGGGCAGAACAGATTGACTTAGATCAGGGAAATGGCGAAAGAAAAGGGTCAAACGGTGGCGAATTTGACAGGAATGAACTTCTAAAATATATAGTGTCTAATAAAACAGAAAAGTCTGATAAATAGTCTTAATACTGGAGTCACTATGGCAGAAAATAAATCATTTACAAATTACGTCGCAGAAGTAAAGACAGAATACAAGTATGTCTTGAAATTTGCCGTTAATGAAATGTCAGACACAATGGTTGACAGCCTTGAGGCATCTCTTAAGAAATACGATCTAAAGTCGGCATCATCTTTTAGAAAAACACCCATTCAGGAAAGTCCTTTAGATTTTCCAAACGTAAAGAATACAGCGGTATTCATCTGTGATTTGGTATTAGGTTACCCCGGATCGTTAGATTTTCTTAGAACATATATATGTAATAACGTGGGAATCTCCCCAGCTCAACTTGCTGTATATTCAGAAAATGATCCACGTCAAATAGAAACCGATCTATACCTAGATAGAAACTCGGAAGAATATAGAAAGAAATATAAAACAAGACTTGGTAGTGATTATGAAGAGACTCCGGGTGCAGCAGCAGAAACTTATGGCGAGAAATACAATACAAGTTTCCTTAAGGAGCTAGAACAAGTCCGTAAGGAACGCAAGGTTGTTACAGTCGATAACCCACTAAGTCCTGCAGCAAAGACCGATCACTCCACACTACCCAAGGGCTATGATGGATTCAATGATCCAAAGAATCTAAAGAAAGACGATGTAGGGTTTTTTGGTCGCATTAAGTTACCTAACCTACAAAAGGTAGGTATGTTATGAAAAGTATGAGACAAATGATCAACCTTATGGAAGGTGTAATGGCTATTCCTGGTCTTAATAAAGCAAAATTTAAGAATATTTCGTGTTCTCAGTGTGGCGAGTCTTTTGGTCCCGGTGATAGCGGATATTCTCATTGCTCTGACCACAAGGGTAAAGTCCCCATAAACGGAGATGAAGCAAATATGCAGACTGCTGGCCGCAATGCAGCATATTCGGCCTTTGATTCATCACGGGGTCGGACAACAGAGAGTAAGAAAGATACTTTTGCAGATGAAATTACAACTTCAAAAGAAGAGATTGCCGCTGATGATCCGGGAACTATTATTGCTGAAAAATCGACATCAGAAAAACAAGCTCGTTTCATGGCCGCATCAGCTCACAATCCTGCATTCGCTAAGAAGGTTGGCATGGATACAAGCGTAGCAAAAGAATTCAATAAAGCTGATACAGGAACAAAACAACTAAGCAATGCAATGAAGAATGAAGAGGCACAGGTAATTTCTTGTAATCAAGGTAATCCCGCCGATGCAGCAGAGGCATGTGCTATGGAAGGGGACGTAATGGATACACAAATGGCACCAATCAACCAACAAGCGATTGATGAATATCTAGGATTGTTTAGTCAGCTTATAGGCTCCTT